GCTGTATTGAATCCGTGCTCATCTTCTGCAGATAAAGCCGCGTAACCTATAGCTGTATTAGCTAAACCTGTAGTAACTGCGTCAGCTGCAAAAGCGCCAACAAAAGTACTTTGTATTGCTGTTGTTGCAGAGCCACCAGCGTTATGCCCTACAGCTACGTTATTACTATCTCCACTATAATTTAAACTCGCCAAAGCACTAGTCCCTATTGCTACAGAGTGATCAGTATCAGTTGCAGCAGTTAAAGCTCCATATCCTATAGCTACATTTTTTTCACCTGTAGTTAAAGCGTCTGCCGCGAGTCCACCTATTACAGTGTTCTGAACACCTGTTGAAATTAACGCACCAGCTTCGTAACCTACTGCTATATTGTAAGCGTCTTCGCTTGCATTTAAGTTCATTAAAGCGCTATAACCTATAGCTACGTTTTTACCGTATTCATCTTCTGCGCTTAATGATAAATGACCAATAGCTACATTTCTAGCTCCTGTTGATAAACTATCACCCGATAAACCACCAATTAATGTGTTTCTAACACCTGTTGTAACAGAAACACCTGCGTTGAATCCAACTGCTACGTTATATCCTGAACTAGATGAAGTAAGATTATGACTAGCCAATGCGCTATTACCTATCGCTACGTTAGCACTAGATTTTGTGTTGGCTCCTAAAGCAGAAGTACCCAGCACTGCATTATAAGAACCTGTAGTTACAGCATCTCCTGCTAAACTACCTATTATAGCATTTTCTACAGCTGTTGTAATATCATTACCAGCTTCATACCCTATAGCTACATTATAACCGTTACCATCGTAATTTAAATTTTGTAAGGCACCTCTACCTAAAGCAGTGTTACGACTACCCGTGTCTTCAGCACTTAAAGCATTTGTACCTAAAGCTACATTATCACCCCCTGTTGTTAAAGCATCACCCGCAAGACCACCAATAATAGTATTATTCGTACCTGTAGAAACACTTAAACCAGCATTATATCCAACAGCTATATTATAAGCATCAGCACCAGCGTTTAATGCGTATAACGCGTTAGTTCCAATAGCAATATTAGTACCATGCTCATCTTCAGTTCTCAAAGCATCATGACCTATAGCAATATTATGGCCCCCACTAGTTAAAGCGCCACCAGCTGTTCTTCCTATAGCTACATTACTATCACCAGAAGTTAAAGCATCTAAAGCACCTATACCTATACCTGTGTTGTTTAATGCAGAAGATAACGTACCAGTTGTATTATGTCCAATGAGTAATGAACCTGTAAAGTTTGTACCTTCTATTTTATGTAACAAACCACCTGTACCACCATATAATTCTGTGAAATTATCGTTTGTTATATCAAATGCCGCTCGCAGCGTAGATCCGGTTCCGTCGTTTGCTGCAGATCCTATGTTAATAATTTGTTTAGCCATTTATTCGTTTTTAAATTCTTTTATTTCTTTATGTTTTTTTAACTGCGTTTAATTGTTACATTTGGTTAGCATCAGCTGTAAACAAAGTTGAGTCAGCTTTTATTTCAGTGTAGTCTGCAAATAAATTAAATGCGCTTATCCTAGTATCAGCGTTAGTTATCTGTTCGCTGTACCCTACGTTTGCTCTTATTCCTATTAAAGGCATGTCTTAGTATATTGCCATTATATCGTCAGCAGTAGTACCTGTATTAAATACTCTGTCAACTTCAATTGGTAAGAAAGATCCAGCCGCTACGTTTTGAAAAATTATTGGTCTGTATATTTCATATTTTTCACCAGTAGTAAATATATTAGAGCTAGAGTTAGAAACATCTACTAAAGTAAGTTGATTAGCCGCTACAGCTGAAACAAACGCTACTGTACCATCAGTAGTGTTTATAACAAAATCTCTAAGTTGAACTAATGTTTTAAAAGCTTTACTACTATCATTTAATTTGTTAGTGTTTTGACTAGTTGCAGTTCCAGATGTTATTAAGCTTTTATCTCCAGCAAAATTAACCATAACATTACCAGCTGTTCCAATATAAAGACCAGCGCAATTATGTAAAACTGCTTTTAATCTAGTTGTATTAGCAGCATTACTATCATCTGTGTTAGTTAATTGTTCTAAACTTTTTGTATCATCTAAATAGTTAACAGCAGCACTACCGATAGAGCTACCATCTTTTAAAAGTACAGCTTTTCTAACTGTTTGTATACCTGGTTTTCCTGGTGACCTGTAAACATTCACGCTACCCGTTATATCTCCGTATGCCATTTTAAATTTGTTTTTTTATTATTATCTATTTTTATCTTTGTTGACTAAATTTATAGCTTTAATCATTACTTTATCTGAGTAAGATCCACCTTCCATTATTTTATTTCTTCTAATACTAGTCGGTAAATCTTCTGTTCCTAATAACATCCTGTATATTCTACTAATAAGTTGACTACACTTAAACGATGTTTTATATATTGTATATTTTTGAGTAGTGTTATTTCTTTGTCTCCAAACAGTTATCCAGTCGTTACGTCTCAAACGCTCCCACCTATTCTTATCCCATGAAAAAGTATAAACTCCGTCAATATAATCTTTTCTTGTAAATAACTCCATACAATCGAAGTAAATTAGAAGTTCTAGATCAGCATCTTTTAAATTGTATGTTTTACAAGCCCATTTTCGTATAATACGATAATGCTTTAACAAACCTATGCTTCTAAGATCTTTAGCTTCTAATTTTCTCACAAGACTATAACAACGTCCTGTTGTTTTATTACAAGAAATATATCTTCATCTATTTCTATGTTAAACCCAGCGTGTTTATCGTAATAAATCCTATCATCAGTTTTAACACCTTGAATTAAATCTCCTACGCTTTTTACAACACCTTGCCTATATCTTATGTCTTCTTTTATTTTATCTGTAAGAAGTAAACCACCTTTTGTTTTAGTAGCTTTTTCTTTTATTTCTTTTATAACTAAGTAATTACCTATCGCTCTCATTCCTCTCTCATATTACTAATTACACAATCAGTTGATAATATTGTTGAGGCAACAGATACTGCGTTTTTCAATGCGCTTTTAGTTACTAGTAAAGGATCTATAATACCTTCTTTAATCATATCAACTGTTTCACCAGTTACTACATTGATACCTTTACCTTTACCTTTTTGTGGCACATATTCTAATCCAGCGTTTTCAAGTATATTCTTATATGGTCGCTTTATAGCTTCAATAAAAATACTAGCTCCATCACTATTATTATCAATACTATTAGCAGCGTTTAATAAAGCTATACCACCACCTGGAACTATACCTTCTTTTACTGCAGCTTTTGTAGCGTGTATTGCATCATCAACTCTATCTTTCTTTTCTTTTAACTCTACATCTGAGTTTGCACCTACAGATATAACCGCAACGTTACCAGATAATATAGCTAATCTTTCTTCTAACTTTTTAGTTTTTAAACTAGGATCATTACCTTTTAATTGCTTTTCAATATCTTCTATCCTACTTTTAGCATGTTCAGGTATTTGAGATATTTTTAAAACAGTTGTTCTACTATCAGAAACACAAGTCTCACACTCACCTAGCATATCAGGCGTAATTAAATCTATATCATCACCGTATTCTTCATTTATATGTGTTGCTCCTGTTACAGCAGCTACATCATCTAAAAAATCTTTTTTCCAGAAGTTAAAACCAGGAGGTGAAACTACATTAGCTTTTATATTACCTTTTATCTTGTTCATTACTAAAGCAGCCATTGGTTGCTTTTCTAATTCACCTATAATAAGTATTGACCTATTATTTGTTACAGCATATTCTAATACAGTTTGTATTTTTCTTACTGAAGATATTGGTGAACTAACTAATAATACTAAAGGTTTTTCTAATGTTACTGTTTGCTTAGCCGCATCTGTTACAAAATTAGGATTAGCATATCCTTGATTTATCTGTGAACCTGATACAACCTCAACAGTTGTTTGCTCTGACTTACTATCAGCATCCATCATTACAGTACCGTTTCTACCTACTTTTTTAAAAGCTTCACCTATAATAGATCCAAGCTCTTTATCATTGTTTGATGATATTGTTGCTACTTGATCAATCATATCACCTTCAACAGGTACTTTAATATTTTCAAGATAATCAATAGTATTATTACAAGCTTCTTGAATATCTTCTTTTATTTTACGCAAGCTATCACTTGTTTGTTTGCTATTAGCTTCTTTTAATAAGCTATGAGCTAAAACAGTAGCAGTTGTTGTTCCATCACCTGCTTCGCTTACAGTTTTTCTAGCTGCTTCTTTAATTAATGTAGCTCCTATGTTTTCAACAGGATCTCTTAAATTAACAGAGTTAGCTACGGTTACACCGTCTTTTGTAATCATAGGTCTTCCCATGAAGTCTTCTAAGATAACACACTTACCGCTAGCTCCTAGTGTGGAGCTAACAGCTTGTGTTAATTTATCTATCCCAGCAAAGACTTTATCTTTAGCATTACTGCCAAAGCTTAACGTCTTCACAATGTCTTGTGGATTTTGCATTTAATTTAATTTAATTTAGTTAATGTTATTTAAAAGTTTTAATAACTTTTGGGCCATTAAGAAACTCTACTTTTTTACTGTAGTGATCTACTGATCCGTCGATAGCAGCTTCTGCTCCTTCAACTGTTTCTCTTCTGGTTACATCAATCCAAGTATCTTCTTCCTTTGGATGTTGGTACTCGGTTTGGTAAAAACCATTTGGTAGCTGAGTTATTCTCCAGCTTGATTTGTCAGCTAAATGCTTCCAAACTTCTACGGTTTCTTTGGAAATTTGTGGTTGACTATTCCACGTTTTAGTCGAATAAAAAAATGTCATTTGGTTTTGGTTTTAAATTTAACATTTGGTTTATGCCCTTAACCGGGCCGGTTTTATTTTTTAATATTTCTTACTGATTCAGTTCCAAATTTTTTTTGAGCTTGTTTTAATAATCTTTCATTATAAGAAGTCGCTTGCTCAACAGTGGATTTACTATTACTAGATTTTAAAGTTTTAGCTTTTTCATCTGGAGTTAATTTAAGAAAATTTTTATAACCTATTATTCTAGTTGAATCTATTGATGAAGGCGTAGGTTTTTCTTTAATTTTAGGCGCTGCTTTCTTCATTTTTTGACTAGTTTGCATAGGTTTAAAAAGCATTGCTTTTGAATCAGCTCTAAAACTTCCTGGTGTATCTATTTCTTTAGAGCCAGGCTTCATTTTATAAGGACCTTTGTTTTTCATTTTTTATTTATATTTATTATTCTCCGCAAGGCTTGCCAGTAGCAATATTAACCCAGCGTTCTTTTTGAAACCAGTCTCTAAGTGTAGCGCCTTTTTTTCTAGCACCTTTTACATTAGACTTACTTGATCTCTTGTATTTTCCTTGAGCAGCAGCTGTACGTTTAGCACGTATTACTTTTTGCCTTTCAGCTTTGCTCATACTTTTATACTTAGCGTATGGTAAACAAACTTTTTTGGTGCCGCCACCTTTTATTTTACTTTTTGGCATTTCCTAATCTTTTGCTTACTTTATTTCTAGCACATACCATTTTTTTAGCGTAGCTAGGTCTCTTTTTTCTATTAAAAACTATTTGTTGGTTTAAGCTACCTATAATAGCTCTTTTATTACCTTTTCTACTTTTTATTAACCAACTAGCTAAGGAATCACACGATAACTCCTTAAATTTACCTTTGGCATCAGCGTATTTACTATCTTTCCACTCAGGTCTTTTTTTTGCCATGTTTTCTACGTATTGCCATTTTACATCTCTTAGCTATAGCTGCTTGTTCTTTTTTACCAGCAACTTTAGCTCTTTGTTCTACTACAGTTAATATCTGTATCTTTCGAGCAAATGGTTTATTAATCTTTTTAACTTTAGCGCATGTAGCTCTAGCATCAGCAACTGTAGCAAACTTAACCTTGACTGTATCTTTTGGATTTTCGTCAGTATATAATCTTCTACCAGAACCTTTTGGTTTTTTACCTGTTCCTTTTACTGGATCCGCCATGTTTACAATTTTGCATGTTAATAAACCAGTTAGCAAGCTGCACATCACGTTTAGTAGCTTCTCTACGTGACTTTAGCTTTTTAACCTTACTACAAGTAACATCACCTCCGTATAGTTTATTTATTCGAGCTTTTAAAACTCCTCTATACGCTTTAGCCATTACTTTTTCTTTTTACCGCCTCCAAATCTACTTGGGCCTCCAGCTTTTGTACATCTTACACCCCAACCAGAAGCATAAGCACTAGGCCAAACTTTAAATTTTCTTTTTGCTGCGGCTTTGCAAGCTGAACTAATTTTTCCCATTATCTTAGTTTCATTTTTCTAGCTGCTCTTCTACTAGGAGCACCAACTGCTTTACGAGCTCTATCTTCAAAAGACGATTCACCTTGTTTTTTTACAGGCTTTGGTATAGATACAGGTTTAGCTTTTTCAACTATTTTAACACCTGGCTTTGAACTTTCAACATTAACTTTACCTGCTGATTCAAGACTACGACCTACCATGTTTCTTTTCTTTGTTCCAGAAGCTGCTTTTCCAGCTAGTGATCTATTAATAGACATTTCAGATAATATTTTGTCTCTACCAGTATACATTGGATTTTTACCTGGTTTAAACATCATAGGTTTTTTACCGTAATACATTGGAGCTACTTCCTCTCTAAATGAACCTGGAGTATCTTTTTCTCTAGAACCTGGCTTCATCATATAAGGTCCTTTATGTTTCATAGGTTTATATGCTTTTGGCTTTTTACCGTACATCATAGCTTTTTTATCCATACCTTTTTCAAAACCAGGAACATCTCTTCCTATCATAACGTCTTTTTTAGTAACTTTACCGTCACCGCTCAAATCAGTTAACATTGGTTTTTTTCCGTACATCATAGGCTTTTTTTTACCGTACATCATAGGTTTTCTTTTACCGTCTTTATTAAATGGCATAATTTAGTTTTTAATAGTTATTTTTTCTGTATGGGAACATCATGTTCATAGCTTCACGTCTGCCTTCGCAACCGCAAGGTATATTTAAACCTTTACTAACAACATCTACCATTTTCTTGATACCTGTTGCTTTTGTAAATTTATGTACACTATCTCCTAATCCTCTTGATTTCATAATTTTAACATTTCCATCTGCGTCTAGCAGCTAAACCTCTGGGACTTTTCCAGTTTTTAGATCTAGCGCAAAATGATTTTCTTCTTTTAGCATCTTTGCTACCAGGTTTTACTTTACCAGTAACAGCTGTTTTTAGCTTACTACCTGGGTTTTTCTTTCTATAAGCTGCAACACCTTTTTTAGTCATACCTGCACCTTCTTTCACTGTGCGGAAGTTACGACCTTTACCTTTAGTCGTACGTTTAGGTTCGTTGCTTTTTGGCATGTGCTTTTTTTATATATTTATTTACCAACTTTCTTCATCGCTATTTTGTGCGATTTACCGAATGTTGCTCCATTTTTCATAGCAGTAACCATACTTCTTATATGCTTTACTGTATGATGCTTAGAATGTCTTTTAAGAGCACCTTGCTGTCTTTTGTTTAAACTATCTACGTTTACACCTTTTACTTTCATTTCTTATATTTTTTAATTGAAGCTTCCCAAGGTAGTTTCCTACTTCTTGGATCTATCTTACTATTAGGTATTACAAAGTATTTGTTTGGTTTAGGCCTATAGTAGTAGTTATTCATATCAAAATGCAACACTCCAGTTCTTATTTGCTTTAAATGTTGTCTTTCGTGATGAACAGCTTCTTTTTTTTGTTGTTTATTTAGATTTTTATTTAAATCTATTTTACCATTTATATCTATCTGAGCCCATACATTTTTAGGCATTTTCTTTTCAACTACAGTTGATCCTTGTATTGAATGCTCTTTATTAAAATTAAAAAGCTCAGATATGTTCCTTCAACATGCCATTTGTCAGCTGCAATGTTTGTAACAGTTACTTTACTACCACCTCTACCAGTTGTAGTACCGTTAAATGTTATTTGATGAAGCTGATCTCCTTCTTGTACCGCAAATGAAGCAGTAGCATCTGATGAATCTACATCTACAGTTCTAACTTGACCAATTAAATCTTCATTAAAACTGTCTGCACATTGTATTCTTTTTGTTCCAGCAGAATCATTTAATACTATAAAGTGGAAATATACACCAGTTAAATCACCACCACCAGAATCTGGTAAAGTAAATGTAGCAGCTGCATCATTAAATACAAATGTTTCTCCTGAGTC